CATTTAAAGATACATGGTCTTTAGATATATAATCTTCTATAGCCTCAAAGTTAGAGACTAATTTAGGCGAACTTACCTTTAAATCATCTGTTGCTATTGGCTGTGTCTTATCATAACTTGATACCATTTTACCACCTAGGTTTTGTTTTTTTGTTTGAATACCAATTAGCTGTCATGGAATGTACTTTAGCTATCTCACGATCTAATAAAGATGTAACCATCTGTAAAGTGCTAACATCACCAAGCTCTTCTAAAATAGCCTTAGCTACTATATAAACTATGAGTTGTCCCCACTCTTGATTTTCTGGCTCATCATCATTATTAGTAAAACTATTTGATGTTGTAGTTGTTCCATTAACATAGACTAGGGGTTTTCTCATGGCTTTAAAAGATGCGTAATATGTTGTATCAGGACATTTTCTAAATAAAAGTTCGTTATCATATAGTAAAACAGAGGTAGGCTTTCCTTGACTATTTGTATCTGTATAATCAAGATTTTCTGGGTATATAGCATAAAAATCTTCTACATCATTACAGAAAAAGTTTATCCTATCTTCCTTTCTTCCACTTGTTGTACTTATATAAACTGTTGGTCTAACCTTTACCATACTTTCGTAAAAATCCCTTTTTACTTCGTATGTATCGACGCCAACACTTAACTCTATCTCATACCATGAATTGAGCTGTATAGGTCTAACAGTCTTAATTAGCTCCCATTTCAATGCTCTATTTATATAATCACCAAGTTTTTCTTCACTTAGTTGAGTTATACTTTGCATAGTACATAAGTTTCTGATTCGTTCTCTTATTACTTTATATGTCCAATCCATTATACGCCTATAGTTGGGCTAATTCTTTTGCTGTTAATTTTATCTCTTTGTCATATGTTTTTAATATATCAAACTTGATTCTAGGAGTAAATGTGCTTGTCTTTACATATTTTCCTAGTTCTTGCCCTTTAGATTTAACAAACTTTCGTTTTACTTCTCTACATTCGTTATTTAACATATTAAAGAGCGATAAAGGTCTATCATATTCTATACCATCAACGAACTCTTCTCTAATTCCTTGGGGTGAGATACGCCAAACTGCTTCTGGGTGTTCTCTCATCTCTATGTAACTGAATCTTGCTGTAGCCCAAGTTTCTGTTCTATGGGTAGGCTTTTTTACTTCTTCTTCTATTATCTTTTTAGGTATCTTTGCTTCTTCTACTTTTTTTGCTATTGCCATTTGTTTTCCCTTTAATGTTTTAAAAAAATACTAAGGGAGATTTTACACTCCCATAGTATTACGTTATTTAAGCACCAACATCGCCTAAGGCTTTATATTGGTCAGCTAGTTTAGCTTCAATGTATAAAACATCTCCATCGTTAGACATAACAGTAGAGCCTAAAGTTATTCCTTTAAAGCCTTCTGCTGTTACGTTTTTAGATAGATTATATACTGTTCCACCTGTGGTTTCAGCCGCATATGTACTAGTATCTGATATTGAAAATGTAGTGCTATTTATGATCGCAACTATATAGATTGGTTTTCTTGTATTATTCAATTCAACCATTTCTGTTAAGTCTTGAAATCTTAATGCATCACCTGCAACCCAACCAGTTGTTGAAGCTACTGTTACAACTCCTGGATTTGCACTAGATATAGCACTTGCTGTTTGATAATTAGCAGTTACTGCTGTTTCATCATAAAGCGTAAAACCATTTGTTGTTTCTATAGCTCTATTGATTCCAGTATCGTCTGCTATTTCTGATAATGCAGAAGCGGCGTCCATACCTTTATGCCAATAAAACTTCACTTTCTCGCCGTCTGTTGCCCATTTAGTGGCGTTCCAAACAACTACTTCTGTGGGTTCAAAACCTATGTTTAGGTTATAAGCGTCTCCACCAGATGTTAATCTAAATTTAATTGATTGACTCATGATATACCTTCCTATGTGTTAAGGGTACAACGTCCTCTTACTAATAAGAGATCGTTTAAGATTTTACAAGCATGCCACCCTTTCCAACCAAGAGATGAGGCTTGCTCAAGTCTATCTCCTGCTCCACCAGCTTTGGTGAAAATAGATTTCATATTTCCGCCAGATATATCAATAACACCGTAACCATCTTGACCTGTCATGAAGAAATCATAAACTGTACTTGATGCGGCTAAATCACCTTTTAATGTTAAAGGGGCTTTAGAAGATAGACACCATCTAGCGTTATCTGTATAGCCTCTTTCACCATTTTTTCTGGCTTCTGGTTTAGGATATTGGTTGATAGGTACCCAAGAATCTAGATTCTTAAGATCTCTATATATAGCGCTATTAGCCATACAATAGTAAGATTCATCAAGAGGTGCTGTTCCTGTACCTGTAGAACTAGCCATAACACCAGTAAACATTTTAGCATCGTTATCAAATAAAATCTGAACGATATTGTCAACGTCTGCCTGTGTTACTTCATTCGGTGTTTTTAAGTTACCACCTTGATTACAATTATAAATTGTTCCTGTGGCTTTTAAAACATCAAAAGTTAAAGTATCAAAAGTTCTTCCTGCTTGTTCAGCTTGTCTTCTGTTTACTTGGTTAGCAACTGGATCTTCAACTGTAAGCTCTATAACATCAGACATTATGGTTAAATCACCATATTGCTTAGTTGTAGCTCTCATTCTAGTAACGTTTATTGTGTTACCGTCTGGCTGTACGCCTTCAGTTAATTCTGTTGTTGCTTCGTCGAATTCCTCGTATCTAGACCACATTATTTGCTCTGATCTATTCTTAGGAATACTTTTCATTTGACCAAACTGGTTGGCTATTAACATCGGTTGGGTGATGTCTAAGAAGTTCGGTCCGTACCAAACACCTACAGCATCACTAACGTTGTCTGTTGTATTCATGTTGTTAGACATATGTCCTCGTCTTATTCTTTGTACCCTCTAGAGAATTTATCCTGTAGTACCATGCGCTGTTCTCTAGTCATCGAAGAATATCTTGATGTTTTGCTAACAGCTCCTGTACTACCTGCATTCAATGTACTTTTAGGACGACTTGCGTTTTCTGTCGCCTTTTGTGCATTAACATGCGTCTTAGAATGGTCTCTTATATAGCTTGGTGTCATTTGTACTGCCTGTACTGCCGCTTCAAGACTTCCTGAACTAGCTAACACTTCTGCCATTTGAGGTTTTATTTCATGACCATATTTAGTAATTAATTCACTAGCATTAGGATATTTTTCAGATATCAAGATTTGTCTAACTTGTTGCATTACCCTTTTTTCTTGGGCTTTAAAATTTGTCTCTCCTTCACCTTTAGTTAACCAGTCTTCTGGATCGCCATTAAACATGGCTTGTTTAGGCTCTTTAGAGGCTCTTAATTCTGCAATAATTCTATCCTTATCTTGAGAATCTTTCTTATATCTTTCTTTGCTCTCCCTTAAATCCCTAAAATTTAACTCTTGGGCAGTTTCGGAAGGTTGAGTAGCGGGTTCAACAGTTACAGCTTCTTGGTTTTGATCTTCGACGGGGAGATCGTTTTGTACGTCTTGTTCCATGTTTTTTCCTTTTAGCGTCTGGTGAAGTTGACGAGACTTTTGTTTATACTTTTGCTCCAGTCAATATATCGTATCCGATACGTTCAGAAGCGTTTTTAAAATAACTTTTTAATAATGGATTGCCTCCAGTAACTCTTTCTATATCGTCTTTACCTTTCGGTTTCGATAGTGGCAATATCCATTCAGGTCTTACTTCTCCTGTAATTTGGTTTGTATACCATAATTGAGCGCCTTGCATAGGTATATCTATTTTATGCTTGTTCTCTCTGTCGGTGGCTTCTATGTATACATTTATCTTGTTGCTCTTAAGATCTCTCTTGCCTGCGAATAATATCCATAATTCCTTAACATCTTTCATCTTGGAATAATAAGTATGTGCTACTTCAAGAATCTTATTCTTTATGAAATCATCGGAAGCTATCTTCTTTTTCTCTTTAAGTTCTCTATTTAAACGATCGGGAAGTATCAACATCAGACACCCTCCGTTTGTGGCACTAGAGCATTCATAGGGTTAGTTTGTTGGGTCTCATTATCGGAATTTTTCATGTTATCAATTTGCGCTATCTCTTGGGCTTTCATTTGCTCAATGATACCAAGCGCTTGCCCTATCTGATCTAAATTCATTCCTTGCAATTCTCTTATTCCTTTGATCTTATCTAGGGTTGATTGCTCTAGGTCTTTTTGTGCCTCGAATTCTCTTGAGATCTCTAAGCCTTTATTTGCTTCGCCTCTAGTCTCTCTTTCGAAAGAATTAGCATTTAGATTCTTGATTGTCGCTTCAAGCTGTGCCATTTGTAATTGTTGGCTGAATTGCTCTTGCTTTTGCTTGGCTTCAGATTCTTGTTGATATAGCTCTTTAAGCCTTGTTTTATTAGCTGTAGGCATTTCTTCTATAATAAATTGTTGTGGTATATCTATACCTGCAGTTTTAGCCTCTAAAGCTTGGAAGAATGAAAGGTTTTTCTGTGAATCTGTTAACTGTGATTCTTTTACCACTATGTCATGTTCAAGGACTTTTTCAATGTTTAGACCTTCAGGCATTGACTTTCCAGTTATCAACTGCCATTTTTCAGGTGAGAAGTTGTTTAACATGATCTTTAACATCTTAAGACCGCAATATTCTTGAGATTCATTAAGCTTGTCATAAACATTCTGGAATATAGATATAGCGCTCATAGCTCTTTGCTTAGCTAAAGTACCGCTTACTTCAGTGTTTCCACCGCTAGCAACACCCAAAGCCTCTTCGTTAAAGCCTGGTATTTGCATAAGATCAGTAGTTAACATTTGTACTAGGTGAACAAGCCCTTGTGGTATGTCTATAGGTGCTTTTTCTCTTAAAGCTCCCAGTTTACCTTCGGCTGTTTTTATAACTTGACCGTTTCCACTCTTGAATAAATCTTCTTCGTTTGTTACTGCGCCTTCTTCGGTTACCCAACCTGTGCTTGCTTGTCGGTCTATCATATCGCTTATTTTACTACGCTTACGATTATATTCGATCTGTGGGTCTCTTGTAGCTCTATTCATACCTTGGATCTTATAACTAAAGTCATCGTATTGAGGCTTATATATCCAAGTTATAACTACAGATGGGTAATCATTTATATTTAGTGGGTCATCGCCAACAAGGATTGTTTCCCCTTGAATTAGGACTGTATATTCAATCCCTTGTTCGTGGCTTTCGTTTACGGTAAAATATGGTGCTTCTTCTAGGTACTCATCAAGTTTTTTCTTTCCTGCTCTCCATATTGTCTCTTCACCTGTAACATCATTTGTAAGCACATAGATTTTCTTGGATACTCGCTCATACATTTCATCATAGGCTACAATGTCTTGCTCTTCCATTTGGTTTCGGGATAAGCTCATATAATCGAATCTGTTGTCTATCCTTCCACCTTTTAACTTATCAATCTTATCCCAGTATTTCTTATCTACAAGAGATTTAGAAACTTCTCTAGGAAGATATTTTCTCTTTAGCATGAATCTACAATCGGATAAATCATTTTTTGTAAATAATGGGTCTAATAATACGCTTTGAAATTGCTCTATCTCACAAATAAGTTTAGGGTCTTTTAATCCACTAGAGAAGTCCAAGCCATAAGAAACTAGGGTCATTCCAGTTATAGAGGCGTCTTCAAATCCATCGGATAATTTACCATAGAATTTACATTTGTTAGCTTGCCAGATTAATGCGTCTTGTAAATAGTCGGCTATCTCATCATCATCTTGTTGTTGTGGGTCAACACCAAAACCTAAACGGCTTTTCCTTTGCAATCCAGAATTAAGGTGAACATTTCTTTGCAAGTAATTGAAACAAAAAGCGTTTCTGCCATCTTCCTTTAAATAGTCTTTATCTTCCGAATTCCATTGATCGCCTAAGGTCATTTGTAGATCTTTATACATCTCTATATAAGCAGGTGTCCAAGATGTAATAGCTTCATTATAATAATCGTCAAAGATCTTTTTCTTGTCGTATTGTAATTGAGTATCAAGCATTTTAATTAAACTCGTAAGATGTTGTTGCGTTATTTACTGCATTTAGTTTATCCAGCATTATTTTGTTGATGTTATCAATATGAACAACTTTGATAGTGCTTGTTATTTCTATAGAATCAGTAATACGTTTAAGATCTCGACCAAAAGAACAATCGTTATCATCTGTTATAGCAAGCCTTTTGCCTAACTCTATATTTAAGTGATTCGTTGATCTCTTGAAAGATTCGCTTATATCTTTGGCTTTTTTTTCTTTGAATCGTTCGACTTTACCTTTTGAATTAATATAGACTTTATCATTGGGTTCTAATTGAGCCTTTAAACATCTCGAACAACAATTACATGAATTATGAAAAGACAAGGTAACGTCTCTCGGTTGTACAGAAATAAACATATGGTTTCTTCCTCCTTATGCTTGTATTTCTTTTTTATTTAGCTGTTATACTTACTATTAACTTAACTTGTTTTTTATTCAAATATTAATTTATAACATTCTCCTATTTCTAGCATTTAATCTTTTCATCTCATCGGGTGATAATCCCTTAGATTGTCCTACTGCCTCAATATGACTTACACCCATAGCCATATATGCCATTGCGTCGGCGTGGTTAGAGCTGATATCATGCAAAGGTTTATCTAAATAGCGTCCTAGTTGTTCAGACCATGTTTTCTTATACTTGTTAATCATATCTAACAGCTTCTTAACTCTCTTTATAGCAAAAACACATCGGGAAAACTTTAACTTAACATTCGATATCATTATATGTTTATCAGTCCTCGGTAAAACAATAATCTTAGTATCAGTGTGTTGCATTAATCGTTTAAAATCTCTTTCATAAATGCTTTTATCTGTTTTAGCTCTTTGTTTCGAATCGTGGGGAAGGAACACAGTCTTATAAATATATTGCTTGTCATTTAGTAGATGATTTACATAGAAATCAACGGTCTTGTTGTTGTCCTCGTAATAATCAATAATTCTGATCTCACCGTGAATAACTTGAAAGAAAATAATAACCGTCAAATCGTTAACGCCAATATCCATAGCAACATATATAGGTTCTATCTGGTCATATACGCTTGACGTTAAACATCTGTTATCATTATATGCTTTCTCTATGTATTGCTGATAATAATAAGCGTCAGAATTAGATAAGAAAGCCTCTGATATAGTAGAAGGATACTCTTGCCTCATCTTGTCGCCAAGCTCCAAACTCTTTTTGTAATACCAGACCTTTTGTCCTTCCGTTAGTATGATATTATGCTTTTCTTCTAGGTTCTTAAAGTATTCTAACATCTCATCATCACACTTAAGCCTGCCTTTCATAGAGTATTTTTTTTCATAATTCCAACTGAAAAAGAATAGTTTTTGTTCTAAACAAGAAAGATTTTCATTCCCCCTGATAACTGCATTATTGCACATCTCGTAAAAGAATCCGCTTCCTCCTTCACCAGTAGATTCTATAATCACTTTTCCTGTATCGGGTACAGTTTGAAGAGTTCCAGTAACTACTTCTTCAGATTTCAGGGGATCTCTAGCGCATGTTTTCCCGAATTCTGAAACTAATAAGTTTTGGCAAGTTCCACCTCTTAAAGTCGTTCCTACACGTATAGAAGAGCCATTAACAAAAGATATCTCGCTCATACTACGTTGTGAGACTGGAATAAGCTGTTTAATAACTGGACTTAATGAATCTAAGGCGTGAC